ACCTGATCGCCGTCCAAGTACGCTCGAATCGTGCCGCTGTGCCGAGAAATCGCCACGTAATGCCACTGATTCAAGTTGATGGTGGCGTTCCATTCGATATCCGTCGTACCGGTGTACAGATAAATTCTGTCATAGCCAGTGGATGTTCCGTTGATGCGAACCTGCCATCCAGCGTTGGGGCTGCCGCCGCCTGGATATGGCGCAGCGATTACAGCAGCGTGAAAGCTGCTGTACGACTGCGACGCGCCAGTGAGGTATACCCATGCTTCGATGGCGAAATCGGCCGGCAGTGCGTAGTCCGCGCTGGCCGCAGCTCGGAGGTACTGGTTTGTCCCATTGAGCGAAAGTGCGTTCGATCCGTATTTCGCGCCACCAGTGGCCGCTGCGCTGTTGTAAGCAGTGACCGTTTTCGGGTTGCTAGACGAATCGGTCAGGTTGTTGTCAAAGTGCAAGAGCAGCACGACATCCGAAAAATATGGATCAGGGAGAGTAGGCCATGTGCCAGCACGACGAAACCTTTCTGCCTCTCGCAGCGACCAGACCCCGACGGCCGCCGAATTGACAGCAGATTGTGCAGGAACGCGGTCAAAGCCGATGTATCCGCCCTTCCTGTCTCGCATCAGGAGATTTCCTTGTAGTCGCAGCTCACGTCCAGCTTCGCGGCGGTCCCAGGCGTGACGCTGATGGATTGATTTTCCATTACGTTTTGCGTCATGTCTTTTGAGATCACGACGAGAGACGCCTTTGCCGGCACTGTGATGGTAGACGCCAAAGCGACCCCAGTGGCTCCGGTCGCCCCAGGCGTCGCGTTATTCCACGCCTGCACAGTCACGTCGACTGCGTTCGTGGTGTCAGTGTTAGCGACGACGAGAGCCTCGACGAAGAAGATTTTTCCGCTGCTCGAGGCGTTGCTGATGATTGCCGTCGTGCCAGTCGGCAGAAGGCGGATGCCAGTCGAACCGGCGTAAATTGCCGTCGCGTTCACGATATTGGGATTGGCCATGAGTCTGCTCCTGTGGCTTGGATTGTGCTGGAAGCGTCAAGTTTCGGGTTGGGGATCTGGAGGTACAAACACGTCTGCGACTGGGTCGTACCGGTATCCAATCCCGGCGTATGTTCCTCGATATGGCACGCCGCCATTGAGATGCACGCCGTCGCGGGTGTTGTATGAAGTGCGTTTGCACGGCATCCCTCGCACCTCTGCGTAGTGCTGCTCCCAATCGACGCCGTCCTCCCCTTCGTCGCGGCCGACGATCACCTCGACCACGACGTTGTCGGCGTTCAAAAATGCGTAGTGCGCCATGGTTAGTTCCAAGTGACTGTACCTGTGCCGGCGGTAATGGTCGTGACTTTGTCGCTGCCGCTGGTGGTCGTGGACGCTGTCACACCAGCCGAGGCAGTGAGCGTCAGGAGAGACGAGTAGCGCAGGACGATCACGCCGCTGCCGCCCGCCGCCCCCGCTGCACTTGTTCCGCCACCACCACCACCACCGCCGCCCGTATTGGCACCGCCGGCAACAGCAGACGCCGTGGGCACTCCGGCGCTGCCGCTTCCTCCGCCTCCTAGTCCACCTGTGCCACCGATTGCGTTTGGACTCGCGCCAGTAGAGAAGCAGCCGCCACCACCACCGCCACCGTAGTAAGCTGCAACTCCGGAGATTGATGAAACACGTCCAATTCCTCCGCTGCCGGAAGCGGTGCCAGACACGCCGTCTCCACCCTGCGCCCCGCCACCGCCGCCACCACCCGCCGCAGTGTTTGCACTTGGCAGTCCGCCGGGATTCCCTTGCGAAGATACAAGGGTCGCGCCGCGTGAAGCGCTTGAGCCGGACCCCCCACCGCCTGACGCGCCGTGCTGAATGCCTGCGGTGGTACCCTGCTGCCCGCCGCCGCCGCCCATCGCGGCAATGTTACTAAATAGTGAAAACGAACCCACCTGTCCTATCGCACCACCCGCGCCAATCGTCACCGAGTACATGGTTTGCAACGCCACGCCAAGCGTCTCACTTACAACACCCCCTCCACCGCCACCGCCGGCTGGAACAGAACCAGACCGGCTATTGCCGCCGCCGCCGCCGCCGACGACGAGAATCTGCACGAGCCGAGATGCGTCACCGCCAAACACAATCCACGCCTGGCCAGTCCATTGGTAGGCACGCCCGCCCGTGTAGGCGACCTGGTATTGAGCCGGGCTCGTTGGGAATGTCAGCGGCATGTTCGCTACCCCAGATCCATCCAGGCAAGCGTCAACGGCTGCCGTGGAGCAACTTCAACCCACAAGCCGGACGTGCGGAAGAAGAGCCTGCCAGACGAATCGTCAAACCATAGCGAGCCTGTGCCACCAGACGCCGGAGCTGTCGGGCCTGTGACGTAAAACTCCATGCTGCCGGCAGCGCCCTGCGGCCCCGTCACGCTAGGGCCGGTACTGCCCGTCGGGCCTGGCACAGTCGACGCCGCACCCGTGGGGCCTGTAACTGTTGAGGCGGCGCCAGCAGGGCCAGTATTACCCTGCGCGCCTGTGTCGCCGACGCTGCCCGATGGACCAGTGGCGCCGACGATCGACTGCCCGGCCTGGCCCGTTGGACCCGTGATAGATTGGCCGGCTGGTCCCGTGTCGCCGCGCTCGCCGGTTGCTCCACGCTCGCCAGTAGGACCTACAATGGATTGGCCCGCCTCGCCGGTCGGGCCGACAATTGACTCGCCTGCGGCGCCGGTAGGCCCGACGATTGATTGGCCGGCAGGGCCTGTCTCTCCTCGCTCTCCGGCAACGCCTGCGGCCCCAGCCAAGCCCTGCGGTCCGGTAGGCCCGACATCGCCGGCCACTCCCGCCGCACCCGTGCTACCAGCGGCCCCCGCCACACCCGCCGGCCCAGTTGGCCCCTGAATGGCAAACGACGACCAGGAGGTCAGGTCAGATTCCAACTGGTAGTAGCCGTCTACGCTCGCCACGTAGACGAGCATCCCAGCCTCTCGACGCAGGGCTGGGATGGCGTCGCGCTCCTCGAGCGTGGCAACGCTCCGCAAGCCGCCTTTTCCGTACTGCGCCAGATGGGACGGGTACGCATCAGTTGTCGAAAACGGCACCACAGGCGCGATGACGTTCTGGCCCTTTATCTCTGCCATCACGCCACCTCAAGGTTGAGCGTGCCTGTAACCGCGTAGGTCGAGCGGTAGAGCGTGTAGGAGCGTGCCGCCTGGCCCGCGAACGTGATGGACCGCTGCGTTGTCTCCCAGGCCGTCGAGACGATGCCGTTCACCTTGAGCGTTGGCGCTCCGAAAGACGTCGGCAGGACCACGTAGACGTACGCCGAGGCCGGTGCCAGCGTGCGAGACAACGCCCGGCCAGTGGACTGGTCAACCGCCAGCGAGGCAATCACCTGCCCGTCCGTAATCGTCGTGCCGGCAAATGTTCCAACCGCCCGTGCCAGCAGCGTGCCAGGAATCACAGCGCTCTCCGACTCCGCCACCGTGTGGATCTTCACGGACGTGCGAAACGCATCTGCGTAGTGCCACAGAGGCACGCCGCGAGGAGACGACACCGAATAGGTCGTAGAAACGTCTCCGTAGGTTTCGACAATTTTGTCGCCGCGCTCAGGCTCGCTGTAGGGCAGCGTGCCGACCTTCACGATGTAGTCGCGGCTTTCCCACTGCTCGACGACGCCTGACTGCGTCGCCGCTTCAAACATCGACCTGCCGATGCAGGCCGTGATCTGGGTGGACGTGTTGCCACGTACGTAGGTGCATGGCACCGCTGCCGACTCTCGGAGCTGGTCTGTCAGCCAGGCGGCACCTGTGCGCAGCATGTCGGCCACGGAGAGAACTCCTTGAATCCACAAGACCCTGGGCGGGGCGGAAAGGGTGAAACGCCGCCGCCCAGGGCTTGCAGGTGGACCGACTACTTGTTGAGCACGACATGCACTTCGGTGTCGTCAACCAGCCGAGCCTTAGCGAGCTTGCCGGCGGCAACACCCGTCGAGGCATGAGCCACGCCGGAGGTCGCATACCAGTTGATCGCCGAGCCCTGAGCACCAGTCGCACCGGTGGCACACGGCATCGCCCACACACCTTCAATCGCCAGCGAGCCGAGCGCGTTGGCCGCGATGGGGCGCGGGGCAACCGCCACGAGCGAGCCGATCACGACCACCTCGCCAGCCGCCACGGCGGAGCCGGGCGTGTGGTTGAGGATGTCACCGTCTTGAACATAAGAAGCCATCTGGATCACCTCGTTTCTATTGCTTGGTGTTGAATATCCCGGCGGGCTGGCTTGGCTCCAGCCCGCCGGGGTTAGATCACGTCGCGGAGTCGCACTTCACGCCGGCGAGGTATTCGGCCTTGGCCACGCCAAAGTCGAAGTAGCCACGCATCTGCACGCCGAGCGTGTTGAAGTCGGCTTCCGCCGTCTCCACGATCGGGCTTTGCACGCCGTTGAGGAAAGCCACCTCCATCACCGGCATGTCGGCCGGCGACGCGAGGAGGTAGTAGTCGGTCGTGTTGGTCAGGTAGGTCGAGGCGACCACCTGATACCGACCGGCCAAGACGTTCCGATCAGGCTGGCCACCGGTCGCACCGCTCTGGATGAGAGTGCTCCCCATAATCTCGGCCGCAGACAGCTCGAGGTCGACCGGCACAAGCAGGATCCGGGGCTCCACCGCGACGGGGTTGCCGTCGGGATCTTTGAGCTTGCGGAACTTCGTGGCCAGCGCCTTCAGGTTCGCCAGCGACAGTGCCAGCGAGCCAGCCGACAGGTTGCCACGACCGTTCGTGAAGAACGACGCATCGTCCACGAAGTCGGCCCAAAACACGTCGTTCAGCTTCAGCGCACCACCACGGCCGATCCGCTGCGGAACAGCGGTCAGAGCGCCGAGGTCGTCGTTGATGAGGTCCGTACGGGTGACGGAGGTCATGATCCCGTAGGTCTCGGCACTGATCGTCCGCGACTCCTCACTGGCCGCCGCGTTCTTGAGCTCGCCACCGTTGGCGACCTTGTCGAACTTGAAACCACCGTTGAGCCGGTAGCTCGTCAGCGTCTTGAAGTCGTTGACCGAACGGACAGACGAGATCGACCGCCACGCGCTCTCGACGCCGTTGAACCCGGCGAGGAGGAACTTGTTGGCGGTGTTGCTCAGGATGCCGCTGATGGAGTGAGTCGCCCACGCCGCAGCCAGAATCGGCCGGAGCGTGGAGGCATTGAGCCGACGCGGGCCGTCGTAGCCATTGGCCACGGCAGCCTGCACGATCACTTCACCGAGCGACAGCTCGCGACGCGCCTTGTGGGCCGCCTCGAGCACCTTGCCGTCGTACTGGCTCTCGACGCCTGGCAGGCCGCCCTGCAGAGCGAACGACGCTTCGATCACCTCCGCCGTCGGAGCCACGTTGGCCACGACGTGAACCGCAGGAGCAGTGGGCCGCTCGTCGCGGGTCGCAAGGAGCTTTTCCATGTTGGACACCTTCTGGGTGAGGTCGGCGATCAGCTTGGTGTGATCGACCGTATTGGTGGCTTCCACGGCGACACTCGCCGGGGCTTCCACAGCGGCAGCCACAATCGGCTCCTCTGCGGGCGTCTTGGTGGCGTTATCCGCCATGGGGTGCTCCTCGTCGGCTTCCGCCGCGATGGCGACGCTGGTCTGCGAATCAGCGCCAAGAGTTACAAACGAAACCTCCCGCAGACTGGAGGCTTTGACGACTCGAAGCGGCCCGACATGGGCAGCTCCGTTGACGGTGGTGGCGACGTCTGCATCAAACTTCTGATGCCGTCGCACATCGGCGCCGACAGACGCCTGAAACTGGTAGCCGGCCTCTGCCAGGGCGGCGACCTGGTCGGCGTTGCCGTTCCGGGCAAGGATCTCGCACTCAACGATGAGCTGCCCGCCCTCGAGCTTCGGGGTGCCCTGGCCGAGGATCGACCCGAGCGAGTAGTCGTGCCCCAGCACTACCGGCACCGTCGCCGGGAGTTGCATCCCGGCCATGTCGATGATGACAGGCTCTCGGCTCCACCCCTGGCGGATGGGAGCGCCGGTGTAGGCCACGATGCGGAACTTCTTCGGGCCGGCGGCAGACTCGCCATCCGCAGCCCGCAGAAACTCAACGCCGCTGTCAATCGTGATTTTGTTCATGTCACAGAAACTCCACGATGCCATCGAGGTCGTCGAACTCGTCGTACTCGTCAAACATCACGGTGCCTCCGCTGGGTCGCCGTTCTCGTCGAGCGTTCCGCCGTAGTTCACCTCTGGCGTCAGGTCGACCCAGATGCCAAGCTCCTTCATCAGCGCGATCTCGGCGGCACGCTGGCGCAGCTCGACGTCCCACTGCTTGCCCTGCTTTGCGTATTCGCTGGCAAGCGTGGTCGTGTGCGTGCGCAGCCGCGTCTCGGCGGCGTTGGCTTCCTTGGCTGGGTCGACGTGGTCCTTGCCGTCCCACACCCACGCCCAGTTCCACTCCGAGAACGGCGGCAGGCCGTCGGGAAGGATGCCGGAAAGCGTGGCCTCGTTGACCCACGCGGCGAAGATACGGTCGAGCATCACACGCTCGAGCTCGTCGCGCATCACACGCAAGGTCTTGTCGTAGACCTGGTGATCCATCCTGCCGCTGGCGTAGTTGTAGGACGACGAGTCCAGGGCAGCGACGTTGAACGGCATCTGCAGGCAACGCGCCATCTCGTTGACGATTTCGCGCTTGAACATCGCGTACGTCGACGTGGGCTGCTCCGCTTTCAACTGTTCGAAGGTCCACCCGTCGGGCAACGTCACCATGGCCCGCTTCTGAATCTCCATCTCGGCGAACGCATCGACGTCGTCCACCTCGGCGGCCGGCGAGTTGGTGCGTAGGAATCCGGCGAAATCCGCCGCCGTCTCCGCAGCCGCACAGACCGCCTCGGTGTACCGACGAAGCTGACCGAACAGCTTCAGCGCCGGCGCCACCTCGGAGACGCCGCGATGCTGGCCGGCACGCTGCGCCCGGAACCAATGCACCATCTGCGACGCCGGCACTCGCTGAAACTCGAACGTGTTGACGCGATAGTTGGCGCCTGGGTGGTAGTTCAGCACCTGATAGGCAATGACGTTGCCGATGGCGTCGAACTCCAGGCCATCGACCGTGCTGCCGTCAGGAGTCACCGTCTGCGACATCAGCTCCGTCGGCGTGGCGACCATCTCGGCCTCGACGAGCCGCAGGTCGAGCTGCACGCCAGGCATCCGTGGATTCGAAATCATCAGGGCGAATGCTTCGCCGTCGACCGTCTTGGCATCTGCCATCGTCCGCAGCTTGCCGGGAAGGTCGATGGACCACGACCAGTCAAAAAGCAGCCGCTCCACCTGGCGGTCGACGTCTGGAGAGCCGGTATCGAGTTGCAGGCGAGGGCCGGTGCCGACCAGGTCGTTGGACTTCGTCTCCACGATCCCGGCGAGGTAGGAGTTGTTCGCCCGCTCATACCGAGCACGGTTGCGGATCTGCCGGCGCACCATCGGCGAGAGTGCCGTATCCGCCGCAAACGCATCGGCGTTCGCCCAGTGCTTGCGGTCGTCGCCCTCGCTGGCGGCGTCGTACCGGGCACGCACGCGCAGCGGCATTGCTACAGGCTGTAGCTGCCGCTTGCCGCGAAAGAGTGTGCCGAACAGGCCCATCAGGAGCCGCCACCCGGAGGAATCAACCGGTTGAACCGCAATCCACGGTTTTTCCTGGTCGACGCCTGCGAGACGGCAGACTTGCCCGACAAATACTTGTCGGCCTCGATCATGTCTCCGATGTCCTGCGCCTCGACCTCGCCCGCGTCCGTGCGGACACGTTTCGGGCCTTGCGCAACCTCGGAGATCTTGTCCCGCAGTTCGTCGCTCATTGGGACGAAACTACGGGCGAGTCACGGCAGACGAGAGGGGGTATGGCGTCAGACTGCGACCCAGTCGCCGCCACGTCGCTCGTACACCACAGGCGTCAGCCCCAGACGGCGAGCGATGGCGGCTGTCGGCTCCGCAAACACTGCGACCGGCTTGGTGCGGTCAATGACGCCAGACGACGCGAGCATCGACGCCAGTGTGAACGCTTTACCCTCGCGACGGTGTCGCTCATCAACGAACATTTCAAGCGTCTGCTGGTCGCGCCAGACGTGAGAACACGCCCACCCAATCAAGCAGCCGTCCTTGCGCCAAACGGCCACCGGCGTGGAGCTGGAGCCCTCACCACGCAGGCACGACAAAATTTCAAGCTGCCACTCGCTCTCAGGCTTTGTCAGACGCCACACGATTCCGACTGCATCGCGCGGCTCCAATCCGTCGACGGTCGTCAAGACGATGTCATTCATGCTCCGAGCCTTTTTACTTGGATGATCTTTCGGCCGTTGGCAGCCTTTGGAATTGAGATCTTTCGCCGCTGTCGCCCGCCGGCCTCGGTAGCAGTCGGCTGCACGCCGGCAACGCTCGCAGCCACCGCCGCACCGACAAGGCCGTCTAGCCAGTGGTTTTCCTTGCCCGCCGACTTCCACTCGTCGACCACTCGCCCACGTGCCTCGGTCCTCACAGGGAACTCGCTCGTCAGATGCTGCAGCAGCAACTCGTGGTCGCCCTGGTGCAGCGTGATCGTCTCCGGCGCTCCGACGCCCATGCGAAGCCGAGCCGCCACGAAGGATTTCCAGAAATTCGTATCAAACGTCACGGATCGCTGGCCGACGCTGATCTGGCCGATACGCCAGTTGAGCCCAAGCTTGTCGCCACGGGCGCCCTTCTCGGCGAGCGGCTGGCTTGACGCACCGATACCCTTGCCGTGCGACGGGTAGATGGACGCTGTGAACGGCGACTGCCTGCAAAACGTCCGCACCGTCGTCGTCGACCGGCCCCAGTTGGCGTCCACGAGCAGACGGTCAATCCGCACAGCGGCGCCGTCTTCACGTTTCCAGTCACGGCCGAGAAGTAGTTCAACGGTCTTATCGAGCCCGGCCCGCAGCGCCGCCTCAAATCCCTGCTTGCTGGCGTTGGCAAGCGTCTTCTTTGCACTCGACGCCTCAAACACGCTCGCCGCCTGGTCAGGGTAGGTGCCGTACGCAACGACGTGGCCACCGAACGACTCGCCCCACGAGCACACCAGCCAGTACAGGAGACGCTCCTGCACGTCGACGAACGCCGTCAGCGTGTTGTGCCCGAGCGGTACAACGCCACGAGGCAGCGGGACAACCTTGGTCGCCAGGTGCTTGCGGTCCAGTTTCTCGCTCGAGATGTCGTCGGCGAGCGGTTGATTCTGGTACTCGGCGAAGAACGCCGCCTCTCCACGGTCGATGCGGAGATTCCAGGCATGGTGGATCGCCGACAGTTCGTCCTCGTGCTTCCGCTCCGGCCACGCCACGCGCGAGCCGGCGTCCATTGCCGCCTGCCGCTCGCGGTAGAACTCGTCGGCCGCTTCCGTCCCTTCGCCGCTACGCTGGCCCTGCCTGCGGATCTCGGCGTATTGCCCCCAGAGGTCTTCGTCGGTCGGCCACTCGTAAACCAACTGCGACCGCTCGCCCTGCCACGCAGGATGCTTCGTGCGGTCCAAGAGCCTGTCGGCCAGGTCGTCAGGGCGGATGACCGTGATGGTGCAAAGCCCAGACATCCGTACGCCCGGCCCGCCGAGCCCGAGGATGGCCCCAGACAACACACGCTCGCGTGTTGCGACCTGCGAAGGGCTGGCCGCACTTTCGTCTGTCTGTGGGTCGTCGCATAGCACGAGCGACGGCCGCACCGTGACACCATCCGGCCGGGTGTGCTTCACGCCACGGATGCGTCCCGTGATGCCGGCCACGCGAACAGCCGCCCCAGCGGATGCGGCACCGTCAATCCAGGGCAGCGTGATCTTGTCCGCCAGCCACTCCATGTGCGTCGGCTCCCCGCCGCACGTCTGCCCACGAGCTCGAGCGGAGATCCCTTCAAGGGCTCGGATAGGCCAGCACGCCGCCGGGAAGTCCTCGGCTAGCAGGTCGTTCTGCTCCAGGTGCGACTTGATGCTGTCCAACATCCCGCCCGCAATGGCGGCATCGGCGCCGACCAACATGACGAACGGACGATGTCCGTAAAGCATGGCCCAGAGACATGCCCACTCGCATAGCGTCGAGTTGTGTGTGGGGATCATCGCACGGCCGCACAGATACAGGCGACTCGGAGAATCCACCTGAACGCACCTTACTGGAACGCTATCAACCTTGCGTATGGCAACGATGCGACGTGTTGCAGAGATCCTGGCTCTGCTTGTCGTTACTTGCCTAGCTGCTTTTCGCGGAAGCGCAAAAACTATCCTGCCGTCAGTAGGCGAGAATGTGACTCTGTAGTACGGCTTCCCATTGATCAGCTTTGTGCGGTAGCGGCACTTGTATCCAAGAGACGCCACCAACTCCATCGCATTGTCCCGCAGGGCTGGCAGCTTTGTGACGTACTCAGCAAAGCGACCTTTCTTTTCAATTGAGCCGTCCGTGTCCATAAGCCCACGGAGCAGTTCCATGCGAGATTCTTCGCTTGCACGCATGTATTGCGGCGGAATGTGCTTGTTTCCGAGCACGCCAATCCACGCCAGCCTGCATTTCAGGCTCACGCTTTTGACGTCAAAGCCAAATGTGCCGCAATTACCAAGCACACTGTCAACGGCACCGGATGTGCAGCCAAGTTCTTTCTTGATCTGCGACCTAGACCATCCCATTGCGTACCGTTGCCGAACCCTTTGCTCAAGCATGAGCCTGGCGTGAGTCGCCAGCTTTCTTCCTGTTCCAATTGTGTAGCACGCTGCATTTGAAACCTTGCTTTTTGAACACGCCCCGATGTTTTCGTGCCTGGAAAGTATTTTGAGCATTTCATCTGCATCTGAATCTCCGATAGTTATGCGATTGCCGGCTGCGTTTCCGTCTCCGAGCCATGCGCCAAGCACATACGGTGAAACCACAAACTTGCCGTCGCTACCAGCGAGAGCCCCAGCCACTGGGATTGTGTACCGAAATTCGCTCCATCCTCGCTTTGAGGAAAGTACGACACGCGACGCCATGTCCTCAGTCCGCAACGTAAGCGGGTTGCGTCTACTGAAACGGTCTTGAACAGTCCACAGGTGATCACCACAGCAGGTAATCACCTCGCCGTCGTCAAACTCCACTTCGTAGCACTCACGACCGGTCATTACGGCAGTCGCAGCCACTACCTTGCACGGCTTGCCATGTTCGTCGTAGAGCGAGTCGCCAACTGCTACCTTGCCCATAGCCGTCCACCCAGACGGGGTCGGCAGTGGAGTTGTCAGGGCTAGCGCCTTTCCCGAGCCGCGAGGCATGGCGAACGCGAACAACTCGCCGGCCAGTACGGCACGCTGAATCTTGTCGATGGCTCGCAGATGGTCGGGCGACCAGGCCAGCGGGAACGACTCGGCACCGTACGTCTCACAGAAGGCCCGGAAGTCATCGCGGCACTGCTTGTGACGCTTGGCGTCTGCGACCGGCGGGATGTCGCCAATGTCGCGGCCGGCGGCAGAGGTGCGACGGTTCCACGAGGCCGACTGCGTCTTCCTGGCCTGGTAGGTCGATTGCTGGGATGGCTTGGCCTTGCGGCCCATAGGCACCGCTCACGATCTATTTATTTCTGGCGGATCCCTGAGCCTGGGAGAGGTGCTCAGCCGCCGGAGTACCTTTGCATTTTGCAACACTGCCACGGTGGCAGTCGGCGCCGCATTTTGCGGCACTTTCACTGCACAATGACTGTCGTTCGCGCGTCATCGCCCCAAGACTTCTCCACAATCAGTCGCCTCACATGCGTGTCGTCGAATACGTCCTTCAGCGCATCGAGTACAGCCTTTGCCACGTTGTCGACATCCGGCCTCGGCAGCACAGGCGCAGTAGTCTTCGGCCCACGCTTTGTCATGTGCGATTTCGGGCGAACGAATACCGCATCGACGATCACCTCAACTGGTTCGCTGATTGGCGTGAGGCCGCACGCTAGAGCCTCACGCAGGATTGCATCACGGTAAGCGTGCACTGGGTGTTTCTTTGGCGTGTAGGCGTGTGCGAACTTGCCGCGTGTGGTGATTCGCGCCCGTGGCTGTGGGACTGGGTCTCCTGCCACGCTGAACGTGACCGGCTTCATACATGCACCACATTCACATGCCGAAACACAGTCCGCACAGCGAACCCCATATGGATCTCGTCACGCTCGTACACGTGCAGAGCGTGACCAGACTTGACGTGAAGCACCCCGGTGGACGTGGACACGGCCAATAGGTCGCCATCCAGCGGTCCACCGAGGCATTCCACGGCGTAAACCTCTTGCCGGTAGTCAGCAAGTTGTCGTTCGCGCTTGGTCATTCGTAGCGCACCACAGCAACCCAGCCGCGACGCAGCGGACACCAGGCCGTGCCAATCTCACGCACCACGCGGCGCCCCCAGAAACACGCATTGCGGCAGGCAGCCTCAGGCGAGCTGCCAAAACCCAACCCTTCGTAGCCGCCGCCACGTTTGCTGCAGTGGCTGAAACTGCCGGTGGCCGCCAGGTGCTCGGCGTGGGACTGGGCACTGACGACGTGCTGCACCACGATGGTCGGCGGCCGCAACGTGCATCGTCCGTTGATGCAAATCGTCTGAGCCGACGCGACGCTCGAGCAGGAGAGCAACAGGGCAGCGATAGCGAAACGCATGGCAATCCTCCGTGAGCCAGGCCGCGACGTGCGACCACATGCCAACACCCTAGAAAGCGTGTCAAGCAAGCTGACGAAACGACGTGCCGTCCCACTGCAGGTGCATGATCTCAACCGGCACTCGCTGCTCCTGCGTGACTCGCTTGGCACGTAGCTCGGCAGCCATCTGCAGAATTTCTTCCTCTGTCGGCTCGTAGTCCACCGGGCGAAACTGCCGCCGCTTTCGTTTCGGGAGCCCGTGTTGTCGCCGCAGAGACGAAATGTAAGCCTCGGCGCAGCCAAGGGCGGAGGAGATCTCCGTATGGGTCTTGCCCTCCGCCCAGAGCTGCCGCAGAAGCTCGACGTCGATGGTCGTGCGTGTCATCAGTCCGCCATTGGCATGATGACGCCGGTGTTATCGCCACAACGCAGAATCACCGCCGACTGTGCGTCCACGGCTTCGACTTCGACTTCAGGCTCTGCCTCGCTGTCGATGCCGTTCAGCCATTGCTGCACGAACAGCGGGTCAAGTTTCACAGTCGCCTTGTCGCCGGCTTCCACGACGTCGCAGGTGACGCTGCTTTCGCCTTTCTCGGCACTTTGCCCGTGAAGCCAGATGCCGTCGCCAGAAAACACGAACTGCACGCCCTTGCTTTCCTCGCTGGTCACGATGGCTGCGGCCCGCGTCGCCGCGAGCAGATCCGCACGGCTGACCGTCGTGGCCTTGGCGTCACGTTCCGGCAGCGTGTCGCGCCACCGAGGGTAGCGACCGTCGATCAGACGAGCCGTGACGGTAGCGTTACCCACCGTAGCGACGATCTCGTTCTTGGTTGCCTCAATCTGCACGCTAACATCACCAGCTGACGCAGCCAGCCGAGCGATGATTGCCATCGCACGAGCCGGGACGAGCGTCTGCGAATCGTCAACAGCCAAGTCGTGCTCGCAGTTCACGCACGACAGCCGGCGACCGTCCGTGGCGACGAACGTGACCACCTCGCCTTTAATTTCCACGAGCACGGCGCCTAGTGCGTAGCGGCTCGACTCGTCGTCAACGGAAAACACGACGCCTTTCACCGCACGGCAGAACTGATCGACCGGGAGCCGTGTAACGGGTTTCGCACCGTCCACGTTCCAGGCTGGATACTCGCTGGCGTCTTCCGTCGGCAGCGTCCACTCAGCCGTGCGTGCCTTGATGACGCACGACGACTCGTCAGGCGTGATCGTGATCTCGTCGCCGGAAAAACTGTTGAGGATGGCGGAAAAACGATCCCTCGGCAAAAGGAAATTGACCCCGGGGGGGGCATTTTCCAACGTGACGTCGATACGGATATCTCCGTCACTCCCAGAAAGCACCCCGCCCGATAGGAGCACGGATTGGTAGATGGGCCGTGGCGACCGGCTCGGCACCGCCTGGCCCACGGCGTTGAGCGCCGCCTTGAGTTCCTGTGCCGGTAGGACGATGCCACCAGCCCGCTTCTTTCGTTCCTTCGTTGCTGTCGTCATGTCTGGAATCCTTTCGCAGAGAAACACCAATCAAAACGCCCACCGCGAACGTCGCGGCGTGCAGTACAGAGCCAATGCAGATGAGGGTGAATGTGGATGTCGTCATAGCCCCACCTCCGTCCTTTCGATAACGCTCGCCAGCCTGCAGCAGCGGCCGAGAGTCACCTCTAGCGTTCTCGCTGCCGTCTCAAGCAGCAGTCTGTCGTCGTCCGACACGTCGTCGTCCCACGCACGATCCATGAGCGCCTGCACGACGTCGGACGGTGGCGGAAGGTGGATGTAGTTCATGCGGCACCTCCCGCGAGCGACTTGCCCAGAGGCGTCAGACGCAGCGTGCGGGCCTGGCCCTTCTCCCACTCGACCAGCCCCTTGCGTCGGAGCGATTGCAGGTGCGTGGTCGATGCAGCCTGCGGGCTGCGCCAGCCGTAGTGGTGGCCGATTTGCTTGTACGTCGGTGCGTACCCGTGGGTATCCGAAAAGCCGTCAATCCACTGGAGGATGTCCAGTTGGCGCGGCGTCAGTAGGGGCAGGTCATTCGTCGTGGTCATGGGTTCACCTCCTCCGTGAGTTTGATGGACGCCGCAAGCGCGGCGACCTCGGCTGGTCGTCGGTATGGGGCCGGCTTCATGCCGGCGAACTCCTTGGCTTTTCGCTCGAGGGCTGCGCGTCTGGCCGAGTCGTCGCCGTCTGGTCTGCGCCCAGGCTCGCGGTTGGTGCCGCCACGGTCCTGGGAGCGTGTCAGCCACGACACCACGAAACGCCGCCAGTTGCTCTTGTGAGCCTTTGCGGGGTTCGCCCTGAGCCATGAGGTGGCTTTGGCGAGTTCTGCCGTTAAATCGCACGCAGGGTACGCCTGTCGCCATTCCTGCCGGTCGGCGTCAGTGATTCCCTGCCACCCTGCGTCAGCAGACCACGAGACTGCGTCGTGGGGCTGCGAGCGTTTCCGCCGCTTCGGCGGTTCGCTCGTAGCTACCTGCGCAGCAGGTGTATTTATCTTCTCTTCTCTTCTCTTCTCTTCTGGGCGTGACGTTTCGTGACGCGCCGTGACGCGCCCGGAATCCTTCTGCCGCTCACGGTATGCCCTCGCCCGGTCGGCGTCAGACTTAGGCTCGGCACGCAGTTTGTTTGGCGTGTTGTGCTCCGAAAAGTTCGGGAAAACAAGCCCTTTTTCGTCGTGCAAGGCTACCCAGCCAACCTCCAGCATTGCCTCGCCAAACCCAGGCACACCGACGATGTCGTCAATGTCGGAAAGCTCCATGTATGGCACATGGCAGTCCTCGCCAAGAACGTCATTTAGGGCAAACCAAAGCTCTGTGAGCGCACACGCCGTGACGCGCGTCACGTTTTCGAACGTGACGATCTCCGTGACGTTCGTGACGCAAGCGTGACGCACGGGGTCGGCCCACCAGTTCATGAACTCCCTAGAGCCAGACAGGTGACGGGCGACCGCGACGGTCTTGGGCCACTGCCTCATGCCTCGTCGGATCTTGATCCAATCAACGGCCACAGCGTCTCTCCTGCATGATGCCGCGTTGCTTCAGCCAGTCCCGTTGAAACTCCTTGAACTTCATGAACCCCACCATGCCTAGCGCCTGGATGTAGGCCGCGTACGCGATCAGGCACTGCTCGTACTCGGCGTCGTCGTCCGTGCGGGTCTCCTCTTGGACACGCTTGCGCGTCATCTGCTCGCGACGCTCGCGCTCGCGGTGGTATTCGGATTTATGGGTGGGCATTGGGTGCGTCCTTGCGCGTGGATAATTCCGCCCAGCTGCGTCGAAGCGGCACCGTGCCTATCACGAGGGCGGCAAGCGTGAGGTAATGCCCTCGCTCCTCGGCGGGCCAGCCAATCGTGCTCGTCAGGAAGTCCCTGACGTAGAGCGGCATGTAGATGTCAACCTTGTGCTGTGCCATCCGTGGCCTCCTGTAAAAACCCTTTGGCAACACGAACGGCACCACCAACTCCAGTTGCGGCCTTCGCAGCGTAAATTGCGTTCAACGCATCAACGTGATGGCATTCAAACCACTCTCCAACAGATCGCTTGCGTGCGAGCGATCTGTGAGCAGACGACTCAAGTTGATACGCCGCCTGCTCGTCAACGCACATGCAAAACGCAATCAACTGAAGCCTGCGCCCGTTGCCGGTCTGAAGTTGCCTCATGCGAACTGATACATCCGCAGCCTTTCCGATCTTGAACAGTCCGTTTCCATCAGAAATCAAGTACACAACAAGGCCTCTAGGAAGCGTCCTGCCGCACCAATCCTTTCTTCGCATTGCGTCAACATGAATGGCCCTCGACTGCTGTATCAAAAACTTCCCAAGCATCTCTGCTTCACGCGCGGTCAGCGTGTCATCCTGCTCACGGGTAAGCTTTATTCCAACGGAACCGTCGATCGTGAGAGCCAGTTGCGCATAACAACTGCCGAAATCAACGACACGACCGAAGTCAATTGAGTATGTAGGTTGATCAGCCACGCTACTCTGAGCCATCACACGCACCTCCATTCGCGCTCACCCCGCCCGCTGGCACTGGTAACGATCCGCCCCGTCTCAACGATCTGCCCCGCCTTGGCGAGCTCGTGCAGCCGCTTGTTGACTTGGTGCCCGTTGAGCCCACATCGAGCAGCAATGCCTGACGCACCTGCCGGCCCGTGCGACAGCGCCTCGAGGATTGCCGCGTTGTGCTCGCCCTGGAACGTCTTGACGCTTGCGGCTGCGGCCTTGCTCGTCACCGGATCGGTGCGGCGAAACAGCGGCAGCGTGCTGATGTCGTCTGCGTAGTAGTCGCTCATGCCACGGCCTCCGCGTCGAAGAGGGTGGCCTCGGCCTTCCGTCCCTGGGCTGCTTCCTCCAAGTTCTTCACAGCCTGCCGGTAGTAAGCGGGCTTGAGCTCGACGCCGATTGCCTTGCGTCCGTTGAGCACGGCACCGTAAGCCTCGCTGCCGACGCCCATGAACGGCGTGAGCACCGTCTCGCCGGGCAGGCTCCGCAGATGGACGATTCGCTCAATCACGTCAAGCTGCAGCGGGTGCATGTGCCGCTCGTCGTCATCCTCTCGAGCCTGCTTATACGGCAGCGTTCTCTCAAGGCGGATGTCGTCCCAGAAAGCCGACGCATACTGCCGCCAAATCCAGTGCGAGTAGCGGTTTTCGATCTGCTTGCCCTTGTGCCCGCGATACGTGAGCAACTCAGCGGGAACCTCACGCTCGCCCGCGTACTCCAGAAGTCCGTTCGGGTTCGCAACAGGAACCGGGTTGTCGCCGTCCTTGCGGAAAAGCAGCAGGCAATCCGCCGAGGCAACGTCGCACAGGCTCGCGTCAGTCACGACCTGCTTGTGAGCCAGCCCCTTCGCCATCGTGCGATTGCGGACGCCGAGCGGCTCCTTCCAGATAAAGTGCCGGCACCAGAACCGCCAGCCGAGCGACTCATGCAGTCGGATGATTTCGCCCGGGAAATCGACCAGCCCTCCAGGCGATGTCTTCCTGGGAATGTCCATGCAATGCACGGCAGACAGCCGGCCAGGCATCGTCACCCGGTGGATCTCGCCCACCACGAAGGCATAGTGGTCAAAGAACTCCTGGTGACTGCGGCAGTTCGACAGGTCACGCTCTGAACTGGAGTAGTGGTACAGGCACCCAGCCCCATCCGCCGCAAACGGCGGCGAGTAGATCGAGAGGTGTACCGACTCGTCTGGGATGCTCTGGAGAACCTCGCAGCAGTCGCCGTTGTAAATCGCGTACTCGTTTGTGATTACTTGGTCGCTGACAGCCATGACGGAATCCTTTCGTTGTGGGGGAACGTCCTTCGATGATCAACGGCCATGGCATTACCCATGTGTCGAACAAGTGACTCAAACATGCGGTCGGCGGCGTTGGCCTTGCGTCGCAGATTCGCGAGCACACCTACTTCGCCCTCAGTGGCAATGACATGCACATCTACGGGCTGCGTCTGACCGAATCGCCAGCACCGCCGCACGGCCTGGTAGTACTGCTCCCATGAGTGGGAGGCGAACGTCACGACGTTGTGGCAGTGTTGCCAGTTCAATCCGAAACAACCGATCTTCGGCTTGGTAACCAGCCGCTTTAGTTGTCCCGACTGAAACGCAAGCAAGAGCTCCTCTTTCTCGTCTTCGCTCTGCGACCCGCTTACTTGACGGCAGTCTGGAATGACCCTCTCCAGTAGGTCCGCCTCGTCGTTTAGATGGCACCACACAACGGACGAACCGGCGTGTGATGCCACGAGTCCAGCCGCCGCCTCGCAGCGGTCCTCAAGCGTGATTCGCCGCTCTTCGCGCTGCTCTTGCAGGGTGTCGGCCGGCAGTGAGAAAAGCATCCCAGCCCGCGTCTTGCTGCTATGCACGACGTGCTCGTGTTCGCGGAGCGGCGGCAAGACGAGTTTTCCGTCATCGAATCCGAGGTCGCTCGGCTTGCGGCACGCCCTCGCCCACGAGCAAACCCACCGCCAGAATGGTTCCTCGGCGTGCCCGCGAAAGCGATAGCTTTTGCGGCCCCAGCCGAGGTAGTCCTTGATGACATCCTCTTTGAAAAACCGCGAGAGCATGTCTTGATAGCCAAGATAGCCCAAGGCTTCGCTGGACGTACCAAGTTCGTGGTAGTCGTTTGGGGCGGCCGTTGCAGTGCACAGCAGCCGATACGGAATCAGACGCATGAACTCGGTGACGAGAGCCTTTGTTGAGCCGTCGAAGTTCTTGAGGATGCTCGACTCGTCGCAGACCATGCCGCCGTAATCGCCCTGTGCGAAGTTGTGCAGCCGTTCGTAGTTCGTGACCACGATGCCGGCTTCCGGCTTGCCGCCACTCGACCGCACCGCGTCGATACCGAACCGCTTGGCCTCTTCGACTGTTTGGTAACTGACAGCGAGAGGGGTCGCGATCAGCACCGGCTTGCCTGTTTGCTGGCGGATGTTCTCAGCCCACACCAACTGCATTGGCGTCTTACCCATGCCGCAGTCGGCGAAGATCGCCGAGCGACCCTTGCGGCAAGCCCACTCGATGAGGTGCCGCTGGTAGTCGAAGAGCCAGCCAGGCAGGAACTCTGGCGTAAACCCGTGGTCGCCGTCGAGTTGCTGCTTCGATTCAAGGAACGCCGCATATCGGCCAGATACTGCAATCATTTCTTCTCCCCTTCAGTGCGAAACTCTGGGCTGCCACACCTCAAGCACCGCGTCACTCGCGGGCTTCGCTTGGTGTTGCAGCGGTTGCAAATGCGTTTCATGTCATTCATCCCTTCGTGTATTGGCCCCGTGACGTGGGGCAGGCGGTAGCTTTACCGTGGAGTCGGCGGCGACTGCGGTGGCTACTCGCCACCCATCCGCTGGGCGGCCAATGGTGCCGTGAAACGCAGCACCTGCGGCAATGGCGTGCCGGTCTGTCTCACCACTCGCCGCCGTAGCGGCTTTGCATCCGGTCGATGTACTCGTCCTCGCGCCCAGCCTTGAACGCAGCCGCCGCGTGTTGGCTGCCTGGCTTGATCACCAGCGGTGGCAGTGCCGGCTCCTCAAGAACCGAGCCGATGTCGGTCTCAACCATCAGCGGCTCGGCCTGGTCCTCGCTGGCGAGGCGCTTGCGGGCCTCCTCGGTCGTCTCGAAATCGCGTAAGAACTTGGCCATGTGATTCCTTTCAAAATGGGATGTCGTCGGACCCGACCGCCGGCGATGCCTGCTTGACCTTGGCGGCAGGCGTCCGCGCCGTCCGCCTGGCGGCGGGCTCCTGCTCAAGCTGCTCGACCGGCAGGAACTTGCCGACGTTCACCCACTGCCGGCCGTTCTTGTCAACCTTGTGGTAGACCTCGGCCCTGACGCGCCGGCCGGTGAGATCGTCAATTGGAGTGGCAAGCCACTCCGCAGCGCCCATGCCGAGCGACTCGGCCAGCGACCTAATCAGAGCCTTGGCCCAGCCCTGGCCCTTCTTGGCTCGCACCTTCACCCACCAGTAGCGTCGATCGTCGTGGGCCAGCTCGAGGTAGTACTCGGCCTCGCTGTCCGCGGTCGTCACAATCTTGAGCTCGTGCACGCCCTCCGACAGGTCGATCTTCTCGCCGGTCGTCGTGGCAGCCGCCGGTTGATCGTCATCACCGAAAACGTCCCAGTCCATTGGCTGTTCCTCTTTGGGTTCTTGTTTCTTCCGTTTCATCTGCGTCCACGAGTCATGCCACGCCATTGGCCGCAACCTCCGGCGCGATCTGCTCGTGGCGGATGGCGATCTGCTTGTCGAGCCGCGCCCGCTGCGTCGGGCTCAGACCGCCGGTGGAGACGGCCTCGTCGGCCTCGTCGCCGATCGTGCCAAGCTCCTCGACGGTGGTTGCCGTGTTGACACGCTCCAGCCATCCGGCCTTGGCCGTTGAGTCAGGGGCATCAACGTGCGTCATTTCCTCGGCCGGAGTCGTCTCCAGGCCGGCGTCCATCAGCGTCACGACAAACCCGAAAGCGGACCTGCACGCCCGGCTCATGGCCCGCGTCTGCGCCATAGCCCGGCGAGCGAAAACCGGACGCTTGGACCACAGCGACTCGTCGTCGCCGACGAATCCCTCGGCCTCGGCCAGAATTTTGCCGTCTAAGACACGCACTACCTGGCCAATGGCCCTGTAGCCGTCCTCCACACGTTCGACGTTGCGGGCAGATGCCACGCAGCCGAATGCGTTAGCGATGGCCTGCCAGCCTTCGATTTGGATGTAGCGGCGGCCCTGGATCTTCATGGCCGTCTTCACGACCAATTCGCGGCACAGCCCCGCCGCGTTCGTCGCCGCCCTGTGCGAGACGATTGCCGTCGATTCCACCACTGCGATCTCGGTTCCCATGATCTGCGTCCTTTGCTACTGGTGAGAAAAGCCCGTTTCGCGTCGTGCTGGCGGGCGAATAAATTGCGTCCCTGCTGCTGCCGGCTCCGCCGGCCATCCTTCCGGCCAGCGGCTCAGCCGCCGGTCGGTCCTGTTTGGTCTGTCAGAACGGGAGAACGTTCCCGATTGGCCACGGCCGCGGATCGACCTCGACGATGTCGTCGGCCGTCTCTACGAGCAGCCGGCCGTGGTGGTGGTCAGTTACCCGGCCGTCGTCGTATGAGCTGTCGCTCCAGCCGTGCAGCCGGAAGGAAACGTGGTCGCCAATGGCGTCGCAGTCGATAGCCCGGCGGCTAGGCGTTTGCTCGTGCAGGGCAGAGGCAGCGGCGAGGTATTCGGCGTGGTGGGCGTCCATGCGATTGTTCCTTTGTTCAGGTGTGAAGGGCGGGAATGTAAATGGGGGGGGGGGGGGGGGGGGAATTACAATGCCGGTTGGGTGGTGTTTTGTTGGGTTTTTTTTGCGG